ATCACTCAAGGTCGCAAATAGCATAGCCGCGGGTAGTAAGGCGGGGGCAATCGAGATTCAGGGACTCGCTGAAGTAATCGGAAAGGCGGGTACAACAATGCATTCAGCAGGCCTTGATTATGCGCAATCTGTTGCCCTTGTAGAGTCGGTCGGGGACAAGTGGATAAATAAGGAGTCTGAATTAGGAACGCACCTACAATCCACATTCTCAAAACTCCAATCAGTGAGAAAAGAGTGGGAGCAATTCAACCCCGCAATAGTGGGTACAACGCAAGCTCTTGAAAATATGAGTCGTGCGCAACTTAAATATTCTGACCTTGTAGAATTGGTCGGATTACAGAATGCCCCCTTATTACAACAGCTAATTGACGCACGCGGAAAGTATGCAGAACTCCAAAAGCAAGTAACGGACACGACGGCTGCACAAGACATGGCCGCCAAACAGACGGACACTCTTTCTAATTCTTGGGAGCATGTAAAAACAACGTGGGATAACTTGATGACTTCAATAGCCAATTCAGCCCCCATTCAAGAATTGTATTCTTATCTCCAATATGTTTGCGATGCAATTAGTGACCTTATAAGTTGGGCGGGTGGTTTGATAGATCAATGGAATCAACTAATGAGTGGATTTGATAGCAGCTTCACAGTGTGGGATTTACTCAAAGGTTATATTCAATACAACATGGCATTGATAAAAGCACTTGGTGAAGCATTTATCGTTACTTGTGCCTTGATCGTGAAGCCTCTTGTCGATTTGTGGAACTTGATCAAAAGATTTGCTGCTGATGTATGGAAACGCCTCAGTGATTTCCCATTAGGAAGAGCCGTTCAGAATGCAGTAAAAGAAGCATTGAAGTGGTTGCAAGACTTGTGGAAGAAAATTGTATCGTGGTATAACAACCTAAAGAAATACCTTGGCCTGAAAACGGATAATTCAACCGATGTAAAACTTAATGTGAAGGAAGATCGGACTGTAACACAAACGTTCAAAGGTGGTGGAGGTTCAGGACTTCCAAGCATATCATCATCTAAAAAGGGCGGCAAGAAAGGTGGCTCAAAGAAGCATGGCAGTGGTTCAAAGAAAACGGAAATTGCACCCCCTGAAATCGGTTCATTGAAATTCTATGAAGATAAGTTGCGTGCGATAAATGATGAACTCTCAAAGACCAACGTTTCAAGTGGTCGATTATATCAATTGAAGCAAGAGGCGGCCGTTGTTCAAGAGCAGATCGATAAAATAAAGCGTCGCAATAAACTATTTGATGAGAAGCCAAAACAAACCACCCAAAAAGCAACTGTTGAGCAAGGAAGCATTCAAGAGATTAGTGACCTGATTAGTTCCAAGGAAAACCAACTTAAAAACTTGAAGGTAGGTTCAGGTGCGTTCAATCTGTTAGTTCAAGAAATCGATGAATTGAAGCAGAAAAAGGAGTTCTTAGAACTCAAAATGACCCCCAAGGTAGATGAGAACTCAATGAACTCATTACTTGGTTCACTTGTACAGATTCAGGAGAGAATCAACGGCCTGAAATATGAGGTTTCAATCACCACCGATAAATCCAAACTCGAGCTATTAAGGGAACAAATCGACTATCTCACAAACAAGGAGCACACCATACAACTAAAGGTAGATGAGAAAAAACAAAATACCATTGCTCAAAATGCTGATGACATAAAAAGTAAGTATGAGAATCTTGGACAAGCAGCACAATCGGTTGGTTCTGTATTTAGTGCCCTTGGGGATGTATCAAATGACAGTTTCCTTTCAATGGTGGGAACTATTTCAGGAGCGGTGGCAAATATACTACCTCAAATTGGGAAATTGATACCTGCATTTCAGGCACAGGCGTTGGCCTCGGGAACAGCAAATGCAGCAGCAGTACCATTTCCCGCCAATTTAATTGCGATAGCCTCGATCATTACAAGTATCATTTCTGTATTCAGTAGTTTGCCCAAGTTTGAAACGGGCGGCGTTGTGGGTGGCAATTCATTTCACGGCGATAAGATTTTAGCAAGACTAAATTCATCTGAGCTTGTGCTAAATAAGGGGCAACAAAATCGCGTTTGGGACTTAATACAAGGAACAACAAGCAGCAGCGCCCCAATGAATGGGAATGTTCAATTTAAAATCAGCGGCCGTGATTTAATAGGGGTGCTTTCTAATCAGCAAAATAAAACAAGTAGAGTATTATAGCAATGTACAAGTATGGTTTTTTCCGTGATATAAAGGACACCTTATACAAGGTGGTTATCATAACGGATTATCAGCAATATAATAGCAATTTGGGACAAGGGCAAGGGGAGGAAATAACTCTTCTTGCTAATCCTATATCTATTGAATATGAAGGTGCAGATGATATATTTGCGTCCGTGCGCTGCTCAACTATGACAGTCAGATTCTTACAAGAACGCTTTGATGAGAGCCTGAACAATAGTCTTGGGAATAATGTGTTTGTGACACTCCAAAAGGAAGAAGGCGGCAAATATAAAACCATGTGGCAAGGTTTCAGCACTCCAAATGCCTACAATCAGCCGTTTATAAATGTCGTGGGCGATGAATTTGAATTGGAATGTCAGGATGCGCTTTCAACCTTGAAGTATTGCTATTTTGAGAAACAGAACACCAAGAATCACTTGACCATAAAGGATTATATTCAACTTGCTTTTTTTCAGTTGGGAAGCATATATAAAACGTGCATATATCCCACCACACCCAATAACATTTTGGATATGTGCATTCCACAAGAGAATTGGTTTGATGAAGACGATGAACCGATGAGTTACCTTGAAATCCTTGAAGAGATTTGCAAGTACCTTGGATTTACACTAACAACGCAAGGAGAAGACGTTCTATTATTAGACCCACATTGTGAGGAATATGCGCAATTTAATCTTCAAAGCGGGGAAATACAAACGGTTACTTTCATAAGAGAGAATGAAACTCTCAACAAAGAAGACATATCAAGCGATGATTGCAACATATCACTCCTCCCAAGCTACAACAAGGTTTCATTGACGGCAAAACATTACCCCGTTGAGAAGAAGATACCAAAGTTTGAAGATATGGGATTAGCGCCTTGTTCAGGATATGGAGTAAAAAAGCAATATGGGGCGTCTATGTTTTGTGATGAAACGGGTGAAGATTCTTTGCATGTGCAGCTCTTCAAAGTCTTCAATCAGCAAATCGGAGCATATAACGTGTTTTTGAGGTACAATCATTTTGACCCCTATGAAGATTTTACATTCTACTCCCACCCAAAGGATGAGAATAGAGAATACACCACCAAACTCCCTATTGCAAATGAAACCACCCTCAATAAGGATTTCCTATTCTCTCATAACGTTTCAGCCCCTTGTGAATATGAGACACAAGAGATAAAAAAAGAAGAGTTTGGAGCAACACCAAAATCTGTATCACTCAAGAAGGCATTCATATTTCAAACGGCCTTTGGTAACTCACAGAATAAAGAACTATTCCTTGACCTCTCAAAACAAAAAGATGATTGGTCGGAAATAAACCAATCAATAGACCAAGTATTATTTTCTCATCAAATCGCAAGAGTTACCACAAATGATAATTCATTTGGGAATATCGTGAATATCAACTTCAATTTCTCTTGTTATTGGGGTTCATACCTACCTTGTAAGAAGTTACAGAAGAATGATTACAAAGAACTATTGTATCGCTTGCGATTTGCGGACAAGTACTACAATGATAAAGAAAAGAAGTGGCAAGACAAACCATATAATTGCGAGGTCTTTTATGATGAAGGGGGCAATATCATTCAAAACACAAACACGGATTGGAAGCAGTCGTTGATATATGGAGAACATAAAGGCATAAACATTCCACTCCCAATAAATCAATCAGGAGATATTTTCTTTGAATTCATGCGCCCGTTTACTGCAATGCGACAAGTGGCCAAGATAAAGAAAGGGCAGTTATTTGATGAGAAGTACTATGAAAAATATAGAAGTACAGAAGGTTGCAACCTGATAACGGATTATGAAGCAACAATCTATGGATTGAGCTACAACACAGATGATTCAGAAACGGTTTATGAGAACAAGCTATCAGATAACAAATTCATTGAGGAGAAAAGCGATATTGAATTAAAGGTTTGCACTTTTGAGGATGGAAAGGCAACAAGTTATTCATCACCCTACTTCTATTCACAAGAAAAGGGCGTGCAAATACTTAGAGGATTGGATTATGGTTTGTACTTTGGAACACCCGAGGAGAATATAATTACCCGAGCTATAAATCAATATCAGACCCCACAATTGAAGATGGAGATAACTCTAAATCGTGAACTGAGCTTCAATAGCTCAATAATAAGCAGTTGGTTTCCTGATAAGAACTTCATTCCCACCTCATACACCTTTGACCCACAGCAGATGAATTACACCTACACATTTGTTGAATTGAAGGATATAAGCACCTTTCAGCCAATCGTGAAGAAGGATAAGAACAGAAAGCAGAAGAGAAATGGTGATTTGATACACCATGAGGACAATGGCAAACCAAGACCCGTGAGGTCAAGTTCTGATGATTATGATATGCAGAAGCCAACCAACTTCACCCTAAATAATAAAGGAGAAATCATCATGACATTATGATTATCAATCCATTTAGACTAATGAAATTCACCATTGATAAGAACACGGGTATGCTTAAACTCTATTTGCCCGATATTATCAAGGATAATGTAGAAGCAGAAATCGATTATTACGACCTAATTATAAGAATCAAATAACAATAGAACAATGGCAGAATTCCCAATTGGCAAAGTCATACCAAATTATCGCGGGCGATATAAAAAGGAATCAAGTTATGAAGAGCTTGACATTGTTGCGCACAATAATGGAACATGGGTATCAATGACCAATAACAACAACACAGAACCAAGTGAAGACAACACCAAGTGGAGATTGGTTTGCGATAATAGCAATCAGTTAGTAGAAGACAATCTAAAAACATTTGCCTTGGCTCTTGAAGTAATCGGAAAACGACTTGAAGACTTATCCAACAAGATTGACCAAAATCAGAAGGACATCGCAGAACAACACGGGTTGGTTCTCGATTCAATCAACAGCACAGCATTTGTTAGAACCAAGCTCAATGAGTTTGGCCAACGTCTCAGTAAAATAGAAAAGAAACTCGGAATATAACACCATAACAATATATCGCACATGAACTTCCTTGACCTTAACAACGACGGAAAACGTGATACAAAAGACGGACAAATTATATTGGCCTACATCTTTGCAGCGGTTGGAATCTTTCTGCTTGTAGCAGCTTTCTTCTTTCCACCAATTGCCACCATTGATATAACCATACAAACCACCGCGGGAATTTTATTTTCTTTCTGTGCAGCCGTTTTGGGTATCGATTGCCATTATAACCACCTACTAAACCAAACATTATCCAATTTCCAAAAGAAGAAAGAAGAAGAAACCAATTAGTTACGCGCTTTTTTATTTGTCATGATAAGAGCAGATGAGATTATAATTATCTTGTCTGTTCTTTTTTTGTTCTCAATGTTACCTTGCAAGGATACAGTGTTTATTTGACGTGTAAGCGCGTTTCTTGTTGTAGATGGACGCTTGAACTGCAATGAAAGGGATAATGCAGCAGGAAGGAAATAAACAAGGGAATTGGAGGTTGTGAGAGGTTGAATTTAGGGGGGGGAGGGGTCAAAAAAAAATTTTTTGGCGGAAAATCACACGCCCCCCCTTTTTTACACACACGGCGATTTTTCTAAAGTAATTCAGCCCCCTCAAATGGTGCTATTTTGCAAGATTGGAGATTACAAAAGCAATATGTATTCAGGTTTTATTAACAGTGATACATTGAATTTCTGTGTACAGATTTTGCCACCCAAAAATAACTCATTACCTTTGCAGAAACAGATTTCAGAACGCCGCTAAAAATGAGCGCTGAATGAAACTGCCTAACTTCCTATTTTATAGGTATATATAATATATGCTCCCCGCGTTTCGACAGAAACTCGGGGAGTTTTTTCATCTTCTTCCCCATTTTTTTAAGTAATGTCTTTTGCATATCGAGCAAAAGCGCTATCTTTGGAGCGTAAATAAAAAGTCGGCTTTGCAAAACTCGCCAATATCGCCCGCAGTCGTCGTTTTTCGACTCGGCCCGCCGTGAAGAGTTCACAACGCACCGCCGCCCCTCGGCTCCTCGCCGCGTCCGCGCTGCGGAATGTCGGCCCGCGCGCCGCCCCCATTCACCCATCTTCGCCCCAACCGCACGCTTATGTCCTTCCTTCGTTTCGACAAAACGCAAATGACCAACCTGCAAGAATCCCTCATGAAGGAATTCCTGCTCACCAACAAGTCGGGCGCCTACTGCTCGTCCACACTCACGGGGTGCAACATCCGCAAATACCACGGGCTGTTTGTGGTGCCCGTGCCCGCTCTCGACGACGAAAACCACGTGCTCCTCTCCTCGCTCGACGAAACCGTGGTGCAACACGGCGCTGAATTCAACCTCGGCCTGCACAAATACGTGGGCGACAACTTCAGTCCCCGCGGCCACAAATACATCCAGAGCTTCGAGTGGGACAAAGT